GATCTGAGATAGAAGCCGCTGGAGCTAAGTACTCAGTAGGAATGTTAGTCGGTACACCTGCACCACCTGTATTAGCAGATGATTCGATGAATTGACCTAAACCACGAAGCTTGTAAGGTATAGCACCTGTTTCTGCTTGAGTTTCATTGTCTGATAAGATTGTAGCCTCAATGTCTCGTTTTAGCTCACGAATTGCTTTAGCTTCTGCTTGAGCAATCTTAGCTGGTCCGACTGAATCAACTGCTTCTTGTAGATCAGATACTTGGTAATCGCGGCGGAACTTCTGAATGTAGTTACCTAGTTTTGCACGTCCAGCGAACTGATCAGTGAATGTACCTACGTCAGCACCTTCACGGATACCAGTTGATGATGGAGCAGCTAATGCGTCTACTGTCCACTCTACGAATGTAGCGTTTGCTTTCTGCTTTTGAGCAGATGAAAGGATTGGAGTTTCTTCCGGAGCAAGAATTGTCAAGACATCTGTCAAGTCTTCTCTGTTAGAAACACCAGATCCCGTATTTGTTGTGTCATATGTATTACTAAATGCCATAATATTTTAATGGGTTGTGTTTGTTTAACGATTTTTAATTTGTTGTGTTCTGAGAGTTATAAAATCACTCTTGTTGCCAGAATGTCTAAACCGTTGGTTAAGGTCTTTAAGTGCCTTAACGGACTTATTCACACCTTTATCTGATGATGCTCCGGCAGATATTGCTGCTTTTGGAGGTGTCAACGTAGCTGACTTCGGAGCTCCCTTGACTGGTTTACGTCCATAAATACTATTCGCTGCGTGAGCCATCAGATAGTTAAGTTGAGCTGCAACTTCTGGATCTGCTTTTTCTCGTAGTGAATCGAATCTAGGATCTCCAATCATAGCTTCGTAGCTTTTGCGTACGTCATTGTCGTCTCCTTGTAACCAGTTCAACTCTTGTTCAGCTTGTGTATCAAAAGCTTCTTTGAGCTGATGTGACTGCTGTACTCTTTGAACTGTTTGTAGTTGAGATGGTAGGTACTTATCACGAGCCTTACGAGCGTTGAGTAAACTCTTACGCACATCTGATTTGGTTAATTCCTTGCCTTCAACTTCCGTTACTACATCTTCGGGTCCGTAGCCATCTGCATTGAATAATGTTTCCTCTGCCCATTCTATGACATCTGTTACTTCCTTCGCCTTTTCTTGTAATCCTTCTAACGTATCTACTGATGCGTAGGGATTATTGGCTACTTCTTGAGTTTCTAATGGATTATTATTTTGCAGTTGAGCTTCCATCTCTTTCAGTTTTGCTTCAGCAGCTTTACGTTTTGCTGTGAGCTCACCGAATCGAGCGACTGCTCTACTTCCTAGCTTCTCGGATAATTCTCGAAGATCGTCTTCGGACATATCATCTAGATCTAACTGTGAAAGAACATCTTCGGAACCTTCTGGTTCTTCAGTTTGTTCAGCAACGATTTCTTCACTTGTCTCCACCTCTGGACTCTCGACCTCGGTTTCTTCTGTTACTTCATCTGTTGCTTCAACTGGTGGAGCCACTTCTTGAGTTTCCTCAGTTAGTTGCCCCAAGCGGCGGTTTACAAAATCCGCTGCTGACATATTTGACTGTGACGCTGTTGTTTCGGTTGAGGGTTCAGCGACTCCCTCTGTGATTTCGTTTGACATAATGTTTGCACTCCTTAACGCCGAGCGATGGCGATAAATGTATTATAACTTATGTATCAAGCCTATCAGAGAAACGAACTTGGAGTTTTCTCCAGTCGCACATTTGTAGTATCTGATCGTATGTCAGAATGCGTCCAGATATTTGTTGTATCTGTTCGTTGCTTGCGTTATGTAGCTCTTCAATGGTTTCTTCACGAAGCTCTGCTACTACTTTTAGGAATCGAGCAAAGTGCTCGTGATTACCTAGTGATTGTAAGTCCTTTTCTAAACTCATAAATTATTCCGCTGCTGAACGCATAAGTGCTACAGTACGTGGTCCTCTAGTCTTTACTTGTTTGTACCACTTGGAATCAACCATTTCATCCGCCGCTGTACCGTAATCATTTTGCTCTAAGGCAGCTTTCATCTTCTTGAATGTACTCAACTTACTGTATCCTAAGTTGTATGACATATCAATCAATGCCATCTGTACATTCTTGGGTCGGCTCTTAATATTGGGGTCGAACTTTTGTAAATCCTTAATGGCTCTAGACAATGAGTAACTATATAATGAAGATAATTCCTTGTCGGTTAATGACCTCTTGCCGGACTTTAGTTCCTCTCTGTTGAGATTTAATGAATCCAAGATGGGTTGATTAGTTTTGTCCTCTAGGTTAAAACCAATTCCTATGGACATATTGCCCAATGAATCCTTGTAAGCTTTTGGTCTTACACCTTCGTTGACTCCTATCATTTGTGCCACTTCTTCGGCACCTTTATTTTTTGCTACAGCTCTCGCTACGTAGCCTTGTGCGGATAAATTATCAGCCATATTATATTCCTTGTGTGTTAATGTCTCCCATCTGAGCTGGCTCTGTACCGACTCTACCGATTTGGGCGTTCTGTGCTTGTTGCATCTGGAAGGTGTATTGTCCGGCGTACTTCTCAAGTCTCGCAGCAAATGCTTCATCTGATTGAAGTCTTTGTGCAACGTCTGGCTGAGAAGCGTACTGCTGGATAACAGTAAGAGCAATTTGAGCACCGTTAGGACGTGCCGGCATTTCGATACCAGCAAAGATTTTAGCGAGGTCATCTGTTACTTGTTTTACAACTTGTTCTTGAGCTGCTTCTGTAGGTTGTAGCACACGATCCGCAAGTACCGGATCAATGCTGTTAGCAGCCGCATCGAGCAAGCTATCAATGTTAATACGACCACTGCGGTCCAGTTGCGTGAGAGCAACCATTTGTTGAAGTTTCTTCTCTTGAGTCTCTGGATCCGAATTGAGGACATCATATGAAATCATTATGTCGTAGTTCTCATCTGGGTTACCCTTGTTGAAAGCTACGGGGTCTGGCGATCCGGTAACTCTAAAGAAAACTGAGTCCGGTCCAAACCGCTGGAAGCATTTATAACACATCTGTAAAACCTCTGCGGAGTGCTGTAAGAACTTATCAACTAAGAATTGTTTACGCACTTGAGAGATCTGAGATGTTTCATCAAGTCCACAAAGTCTGTCCGCTTGTGCTTCCATTGTTTTTTCTATTTCAATGGAACCAACTGGTGAAGGAGGAGTTGGAGCAAAGTCCAAGTCTCCCTTTCGGCGGTAAGGTATCATCCTTCCGGGACCCCAATCTGTTGGTGCTTGACCAACTGGGTGAAGAATCGGAGGTAGAGTGGCTAGACTGTTTCTATCAATACGTGAGTCCCTTTCTACTTTTACTTGATTCTGAATGCCGCGAAGGATGTCTGGAATAGTTTGAGTATCATAGAGCCTCTTACTATCTTCAGAAAGTTTAGTCACTACTACTGGGTAATCTTCGTAACCGTTCAATAGCTCGAACTTAGCGTAGCCTTCACTGTACTCCTTGTGGAAAACTGTGCAGTAAATGCCCTCGGAACCATCTTCGGGATCAATCAATCGTTGGTATCCGTACACGATTTCAATTAACTCATTTGCTTCATAAGCGTTGTCAGTTAAGGATGTACTTCTACGTCCTTCTTGTTCTCTCTCGATGCTATCAATGTTTACTCCGCGATATTTGTCTATCATCGTTTCTACGAAGTCCTCATCCCATCCGTCCGTGATTACTTTATTCTCTAGCTCTTGAGCTGTGTAATAAGTTTTCCAAAAACAGTACGGTGCTCTCTGTGGGTCCGTAACATAAGGAGGGAAGAAGAAGTCTCCGTCCGGTGCAAGTGTTTTTACCTCTGGGGCATCTACTTGTCTACGAACTATCGGTAACTCGGCTTCGCCGGTCTTGCGTAAATCCTTGAGAGCTTTCTTAGCTCTTTTCTTAGTGACTCCCGGAAATGTTGCTTCCAACAAAGCTACTAACTCGTCATCGTTCTCGCCGCCTTCAATTAGCTCAACAACCTCTGGGGCAATCTCAGCAATCTGATTAAGGTCTAAACGCTGTAAGAATCTACGGTCCTCTCTGTGCCAGCCTACGTAAGTAATCAAGATACCTCGCTCTAATAAATAATTAGCTCCGAGTTCCATCTCTTTCTTGAATCTAGGGATGTATCCACTTGATACCATCCACTTCAAGAAACTAGATACTACTTTACTTCTTGGAATGTCTGTACTCTCAACCGGAAACGCTCTTACATTAGAACGATTAAGAGAAGACATAAACAGAGATACAAGACGAGTAATCCTTTCATCGATAGTATGTGCCTCCATATCAGCAGCACCTTCCCAAGGGAATGCGTCCGACCCGTGCTTTCTGTGGTCACGGCTTTTACCAGCCCACCAATTACGTCTGTCATCGTAGCTTGTACGGCACAGATCGAAATACGCTTCTAGTTCTATAACGGTTTCGTCATAGGCGTAGCGTAAAGTTTTAATATCGGGCTCTTTCCCTACGTAAGTAAGGGCTTCTGAAATTGAGTCACTTTGCATAGTTT